AACAGACATCCTCTTTTCTGTTGTATCGCTGTTCCGGCGAACCGGAAATATTTACTAGGAACTTTTCTTAGTATAGCACAAGGGTTCTCATTTTGCAAGCCGCTTATCCCTCTCCGTCAGCGCGGGGAGGCTCTGTCATTGCAAAGTGCGTCAAACAGTGTGGTATAAACAAAGAAAAGCGCCTGGATTTTAACGAATCCAGGTGCTTTTTTACTGGTGGAGGCGATGGGAGTCGAATCTATAAAATATCGGAAGCTCGTTATTTTTATTCATTGACATTTACGAGTCATCGTTCTTTTTGTTGGTTCGCATATCTTCTATGATATCCCGTAATCGGTCGTTAAAACTAAAAGTGGGTTACTAAAGTGGGTTACTGACCCTCGCCCAGGACCTTATCCAAAACGCTATCCAGCATTGCCGCAGTCTGCACGTCTTCGCCCTGGATCAGGTGCGCATACACCCCGAAGGTGTCCATTTGCTTCGAGTGACCGACCAGAGACTTCACAGCGCCCTCCGGCAGGGTCTTTGCCAGCGAGACAAAGGTGTGCCGGAGATTGTAGGGCGGCACATACTTGATCTCATTCGCCTTGCAGTAGCGCTCCCAGCAATGCCGGTAGGTGCTCTCTGAGTTGATGCCAAACACGCTCTCCCCCGGAAGTTGCAGTTCGCGTTGAGCCGCCAGCACATCCGCTGCAATCTGCGTCAGCGCAAAGGCCCGCACCGCGTTCTGATTCTTGCCCTGCGTGGTTTTGCCGTGAACATTGATTGCCCTTCGGATGCAGACCGTGGTTTCCCGGACATCCTGCCACCGCAGGCCGATCAGCTCGCCAGGGCGCAGCCCCGTCACTGCCGAAAACCGGTAGGCGTTGATATACGGGTCTGTCACCCAGACGCCTTTGTAGAGCGTCGTGCTCACCGAGAACAGAACCCGCATGGCATCCGGCTGAAGGATTTCCTTTTCTTTGGACCGCGCACCTTTCGGAACGTGTAGCGCTTCCGGACGCAAGGTGGACATCTTGCTCAACCGCATCCACTTGCAGAACGCCCGAAGGTCTGCGCAGATGTTCATCAACGACTTCTTGCTCAACCCGGTAGCATAGGCCTTGTTCACCACGGTCTGCAAATGCTGCTCTGACAGGTCTTCGATGCGCTTCCGGCCGATCACCGGCTGCACATGATTCCTCCAGCGGCTCTCCACCGGGCCCCAATTCGACTGGTCCGTGGTCAGCTTCAGGTTCTCCATCCACTGCACATAGACCGTATCCACGAGCACACGGGTGTTGACGACGCCCTCATCCAGCCAGGCATCCGCCTTCCGGTTCGCCTCCCGCTGGCCAGTGCGGCCAGGCTTGGCACTTGTAAACGTTTTGCGTTCCCCGTTCTTCTGTACTTTGATCTGCCAGCGCTGCTGCTTTTCGAGCCAGACCGCTGTATTTGTCCTTTTGCCCATATTACACCTCCAAAAAACAGGTACACTTTGACAAGCCCGCCCAAAAGAGGTATAATCGCAGTGTCGAGTGTGCGATGACCCCACAAGGGCGAGCCGCTTATCTTAACTCCCTCGGTGTTGGTAGCACCGGGGGAGTTTTTTCACTTTCAGCACATTGCCAAAATTTGAAGCCCATTTCTCCGCTCAGAACCGGCGCAAGTGGGGGAAAACTCATATATTTCCAGCCCGAACACATTTCGGCTCTTTTGTGGTTTTATGCAATATGCTCATATCAGCAAAATATCCACAAAAAATTTATGGTAAAATTTCCGGAAAACGCCTTGCAATAACGATGAAAATCTTTTAAGATAATAGCGCAAGCAGAAAACGTATAGGAGGGATGCAAAAATGACACGACAAGATTACATCAACGCCATTTTGAAACTGCTGGAAAAAGCCGATTTCCGCCAGCTGCGGCTTGTGTGGGTGTACGCAAGCCACCTGATCGGATGAGCCGCCAGCCACCATGCGAGGGAAGCCTTTACGGGCTTTCCTCTTTTTTTTTCGTCAATTTTTCGGCCATGCGTTCCAGCAGTTCCCAGTCCGCCGGGCTCAGGCCTGCCAGCATTTCGACAAAACGTTTTTTAAAGGTGTCGCTGTCATCCTTGGTCAGGTCAGCCAAAAAGGCGGCCACCCGCTCGGACTGGGTGTCCTGCACGAACATTTCACCTTCGCCGGTACGCAGCCATTCCTCCCGGACGCCGAACTCCCGGCAAATGTCGCCGATCGTGCGGTCACTGGGGGCTTTTGCGCCGGAACAAAGTTCTGATGCAAAAGGTTGTGAGATGTGCAGACGATTTGCAAAATCAACCTTTTTCAGACCGAGTTCTTCAATGATTTTCTTTATACGCTCGTTCATTTGTATCACCTCCTTCTATTTCGGATTGTACCACGTGGGTTCTTCCATGTCAAGAACAAAATTTAGCTCAGCTAATAATTTTACGCTTGACATCATAGCGGAGCTATGTTATAGTGTAGCCAAGCTAATCGTAACTTAGCCAACCGAATCAATCCCGAAGGGAGGTGAACCACATGACCGACAACAAAAAGCCCAGCAAACCAATACCGACCAAGTCAACGCAGTCGCCCTCCTTGCGGAGGGCGTGGATAGAAATCTACGCCAGTATAGCGCGGGAAGGACACCATCCACAGAAAGGAGTGCTACATATGGCACGCAACAAGAATAATACCCTGACCCCCGAAGCCTATGGCCTGACCATTCAGGAAGCGACGCGGCTGATTCGCATCCATGACATGTGCAAGGGCATGGACGAAACTTCGTTCGAGCAGATGGAGACTGCCGCCCGCAGCATCAAGCTCGTTGCAAATCTGAAATCCCTGAATGCCCGCCCCGGCGGGGCCGCATGAAGGGAGGTGAAGAAGAATGAAAGAGCCTAATTTTCAAAAAACAAAATCCGCCAGAGTGATCCAAGTCATTGAGACCGTCTCTCTGGCGGGCGATGGCACGGACATACATCCGGTATACGAGCTCCATCAGTATTGGAGCATGGACGGAAAGCTGCTGGCAAAATCAGATTCCCCCGAACCAGAAATAGAGCAGAACCTGAGCGGCCTTTCGACGGGGCACATTTTGGAAGAACTGATGAATCGTGATGGTGTAAAAATTCAGGCAAATCGTTTTTGTAGAACCACCGGATACCACATAAAGATTTCCATGTGGCTGAACGATCAAGACTGTCCACCCTGTCTACGATAGTCCCCCTCAATTCAGAAGAGCTTCCGTTTGCGAGCTAGGTTCGCGGCATTGCGAAAGCAATTCTTGATCTGAAATCACTGCCGAAAATTTGCTGTAGATCTTTCCTTTATTGCTATACAGCACAATCTGGCAGTCCTTTCCCGATTCAATGCACTTTAAGTCCCCAGTCGAAGCAACCAGTAAATGCGCACATCCCAACCCTTCGATTTTTACTGGAAAAATATCGGAAAACCATCTCAAGCGAATTACTTCTTTTCCGTTTTCCCGATTACTTCGATTATGAAGTTCTATGCGGTATTCTCCAAAACGATTATACCTACTCCCGCATATAACTTTCATTCCACTTAAAGCAATAGCTTCTCTGGATTTATTCATTATATACAAGTTTAACGCTTCTGTATAACCGCCATTGCTTGGATCTGGTCCAAAACAAAAGACATCTTTAATTTCAATTTTTATTCGTTTTCTGTTTTCAAAATGCTTTTCCACCCAGTTCCAAGCTGAAAGAACCGAACCAAATACAGCAAGCAAAAAAGTCACATTTTCTCTATTGTTCAACCATTCAACAATTTTATCAAACATTTTTCTCACCTCCCTTCTGCCCTATTCTACCGCAGAAGGGAGCCAACCACAAGGAGGTTGAAAAGCCATGATGAAGATCGTACAGGGAAGCTTCCAGCAGATCCCGTTCTGGAAGCTTCGGGCCCGGTTCCGCGAGTGCGGAATGTTTGACGAAGAGGTCGCCAGAGCCGCCGGGATCGCCAACCCGACCATGAGCCGCCGGATGCGCGGCATAGCCCCCTGGCTGACCAGCGAGATCAAGGCCGTGTGCGAGGTTGTCGGCATCCAGCGGGACGAGATCGGCAATTACTTTTTTCCTGACATGAACAAGGAGGAACAGCATGGATAACAGAGAAAAAACGCCGTATCTGCACATTCAGCTCGGTGCAGACGGGAACCCGGAGATTGAGTTAAGGGGCAGCCGTACTGAGGCGATAAGGCTCTGTGCCGCGCTTATGGCAGGCGTGACCGCCATGTACGGCGCTGGAGATCCTGCCGCGTATCTTGCCGGCGTGATGACGGCTGCGGCAGGGCTGCTGGATCGGATGGAGGGTTGACCAATGAAACGATACACTTTTAAGATGTCCTCTGGCGGGGCGATTCTGGTAACAAACGGAGTGGTTATTCTCGCGCTGATCGGCGCGGCACGGGTGATCCGCTGGATCGTCAACGGCATTGCGTATGCGCTGGTCGTGCGTGGAGGCTGGGTGGCTGCGGAGGCCGCGAAAGCGGCACCGGTGATCTTTCTGGCGGTAGCGGGCGGTCTGGTGTTGTCCTTGTGGGGGATGCGCAAGGACAGCGAGGACTACTGGTGCAGCAGCCAGCGGCAGTACGGCGTGATCGAACGGGATCACGCCCGCAACCCTGAATACCCGGAGGACAAAGCTCAGTGATCTGGTACACGTTTTTCAAAGAGCACATCAAAAAGGAGGACCTACCGCAATGACTTTTACTTTAACTATCAACGGCGAGAGCGCCGCTGAACTGCTGGCAGCACTGCAGCAGCTGAACACTACCCCGCTGGAGAAGCCTCAGAGCAAGCCCGCAAAGGCTCCGGCAAAGCAGCAGCGCCCTGCACCCGCTGCGCCGGAAAAGCCCGCAGCCGCTCCTGCCGAGAATCCGGTGCCCGCTCCCGCTGAGCAGCCGGAACCCGTGGCAGAGCAGCAGCCTGCTGAGCCCGAAAACACGGACGCGCCGGCCATCACCCCTGAGCAGCAGCTGACCAAGATCCGCGACCTTGCCCGCTCCCTGATCGCTGCGGGCAAGAGCAAGGAAGTCCAGAAGGTCATCAACTCCACCGGTGCCCGGATGGTGTCGAAGATCCCGGAGGACAGCTACACCGCCGTGTGGGTGCAGCTGTGCAAGATCAAGGAGGAACTCGATGCCGCCGATTAAACACGCGCTGTTGGGCGCGTCCAGCGCTGCCCGGTGGATCGCCTGCCCGCCCTCTGCCCGCCTGACGGAGAACATGGAAGGTGGATCCAGCCAGTATGCCGAGGAAGGAATCAAGGCGCACGAAGCGTGTGAACACGCCCTCCGTTACAAACTGAAAAAGTGGGAGGACGGCAAACCCTTTGATCTGCTGACCGACTGGGCGCAGTGGTCAATGCCCACGGAAATGTTCAACGCTGCCTGCCGGTACACCTCTTTTATCTATGATTTGTGGGTCGGCTTTACCTCCCGCCCAGGCGTGTTCATTGAGCAGGAGGTCAATGTGGAGCAGTGGGTGCCCGGAGGTTTTGGCACCTGCGACTGCCTGCTGATCGGGGACGGCGTGCTGCATATCGTGGATTTCAAGTACGGGCAGGGCGTCCCAGTCAGATGCGAGAACAACCCCCAGCTGATGTACTACGCGCTGGGCGCGTATGCTCTGTTTGCCGCAACGGACGAGATCCAGACCGTGCGCATGAGCATCGTGCAGCCCCGGATCCAAGAAGAGCCGGAAACCTTTGAAATGCCGCTCGCGGATCTGCTGAACTGGGCTGAAAAGACCCTGCAGCCAGCGGCCATGCTGGCATGGGAGGGCAAGGGTAACTTTGCTCCGGGCGAAAAGCAGTGCCGCTTCTGCAAGGCGTACCCCACCTGCCGGGCATGGCAGGACAAGTACGGCGATCTGGCCGGGTTTGAACCTCTGCCGCAGCCCGCTACACTCTCTGACAAGGAACTGGGTGAGTGGCTGCGGAAGCTGGTGGGACTGGCTGACTATGCCCGTGATCTGGAGGAATACGCGCAGCAGGCTCTGCTGGATGGCCACCAGATCCCCGGCTGGAAGCTGGTGGAAGGCCGCAGCACCCGCAAATGGAGCGATCAGGATGCGGCTTTCCGGCAGATGCAGGCTGCGGGCATTGACGAAGCCATGCTGTACACCCGCACCCCCATCTCCCTTACTGTGGCAGAAAAGATGATCGGCAAGAAGAAGTTTGCTGAGACCATGTCTGCCTTTATCACGAAAGCGCCGGGCGTACCAAAGCTGGCCAATGACAGCGACCCGCGCCCCGCCTATAACAATCTGGACGGCTTCAAAGCCGAGGAGGACTAACTATGAACGCAAATGAAATTATTATCCCCTGCCGCCTGTCTTACGCCAACATCTGGGAGCCCAAGCAGGTGAACGGCACCGGCGATCCCAAGTACAGCTGCTGCCTGCTGATCCCCAAGAGCGACACCAAGACGGTGCAGCGTCTGCAGGCCATGATTGAGCGGATCAAGAAGGATCCTGTGGCGCTGGCAAAGTGGGGCGGTAAGCTGCCCCCGGAGAAGAGTTTCAAGTCCCCGCTGCGTGATGGTGACGAGGAGAAGGACGATGAAAACTACGCCGGCTGCTACTTCATCAACGCCAACGCCAGCGAGAAGCGCCACCCGCGCATCATTGATCGGCAGTGCAATGACGTGCTGGATCAGGACGAGGTGTACAGCGGCTGCTACGCCAACGTGAAGATCGGTCTGTTCAGCTTCAGCGCCAGCGGTAACAAGGGCATCGGCGCCGGGCTGGAGGTCATCCAGAAGGTGCGTGATGGTGAGCGCCTGAGCGGTGGCAGCAGCTTGGAAGGCTTTGACGTACTGGACGATGATGCAGCCGATATGCTGGGCTAAGTAATACGCCGGGTGCCCCGAAACGGCACCCGGTTCTTTTCAAAAGGAGGACTGCCCTGTGAAAATCATCACGGTTGATATTGAGACCTATTCCCCACAGGACATCAGCGAAGTCGGGCTTTTCCGGTACGCACAGGATCCAGAGTTTCAGGTGCTGCTGTTCGGATACGTCTCTGAAGAATCCGATATCCCAAAGGTCATTGACCTGACAAGCTGGCCGGACACCAAGCATTTTCTGCGGGAGCAGCTGCCGTGGCTGCTGGATGACAGCTACACCAAGCGAGCCCACAACGCCGCTTTTGAGTGGTGGTGCCTGTCGGAAGCCATGGGACTAAGCTGGGAGCAGCGGGTGCTCTGGCTGCAGCAGTGGGAGTGCAGCATGATCCATGCACTGTACTGCGGCCTGCCTGCCCAACTGGGCGCGCTGGGCAAGGTGCTACAACAGCCGGAGGACGCGCTGAAAATGAAGGAAGGCAAAGCTCTGATCGGCTACTTCTGCAAGCCCTGCAAGCCCACAAAGCGCAACGGCGGGCGCCCCCACAACCTGCCGGCGCACGACCCTGCCAAGTGGAAGCTGTTTGAAAAGTACAACGGCATGGACGTGATCGCAGAACGCGCCAATGATCGGCGCCTTGCGCACTGGCAGGTGCCGGAGGCTCTGATGCAGCAGTGGCGGGATGACGTGGAAATGAACGCCATGGGCGTGGCAGTGGATATGGATCTTGTGAACGGTGCACTAAGCTGCGCCGCACAGGTTGAGAAGGAGCAGACCGCTGAGTGCACGACCCTGACCGGGCTGGCGAATCCGAACAGCCGGGATCAGCTGCTGGGCTGGCTGCATAACCGCGGCGTTGATCTGCCGGGGCTGACCAAGGACGCCGTGGCGCACGCTCTGGCCGGGGATCTTCCGGCAGATGCCCGGCGGGTGTTGGAGCTGCGTCAGCAGATGGGCAAAACCAGCTGCACCAAGTATGACACCATTGCCGCCTGTGCGGGCCCGGATGATCGGGTGCGCGGCACCCTGCAGTTCTACGGTGCATCCCGCACCGGGCGCTGGGCTGGCAGGCTGCTGCAGGTGCAGAACCTGCCCCGTACATACCTTGACCACCAAGAGGACTGGCGCAGGATCATTAAGCTACACGATGCGTACAGCATCGAGCTGCTGACCGGTAACGTCAACGACACGCTAAGTCAGATGATCCGCACGGCGCTGGTGCCCGGCAAGGGATACACCTTCATTGATGCGGACTTTTCCGCGATCGAGGCGCGGCTGATCGCTTGGCTGGCCGGGGAGGACTGGGTGCTGGATGTTTTCCGCACCACTGGCAAGATTTACGAGGCCACCGCAGCCCGTATTTTCGGCGTGCCGTTTGAGAGCATTGTCAAAGGCAACCCGAACTACAAGTACCGCCAGCGTGGCAAGGTGGCAACGCTGGCGCTGGGCTATCAGGGCGGCGTGGGTGCCATGAAGCGCATGGGCGGCGATCAGCTAGGTCTGGACGATGCCGGGCTGCAGGATATCGTAAACCGCTGGCGGGGACAAAACCCGAAGATCTGCGCCTTGTGGCGCCGGATGCAGCAGGCTGCAGTGCGGACGATCCGCACCGGCAGAACCACCTGCCCGCGGGAGGGTGTGTATTTCCGCAAGGAGATGACCCCGGAGTGTCCTTTTCCGTTCCTGACCATGCAGCTGCCCAGCGGGCGCAAGCTGTACTATGCAGATCCCGGCACCACCGAGGATGACCGGATCACCTACAAAGAGTGGGACTACGGCCACTGGTCTGAATCCGAGACTTACGGCGGTAAGCTGACCGAGAACTTGACCCAAGCCGTGGGCCGTGACTGTCTGGCCTTTGCGCTGGACAACCTGCGCCGGGCGAACTACCGGGTGGTGTTCCATGTCCATGACGAAGTGGTGATTGAGTACCCTTCCCGGCGTACCGCAGATACAGAGTGGGCGCTGCAGAACGTTATCGACATTATGAGCATTGTACCCCCTTGGGCGCAGGGTCTGCCCCTGAACGCGGCAGGCTGGTACGGTGACTTTTTCACGAAGGACTAAGGCCATGAGCACAACAAAAAAAAAATTCCATCATTCTGGAGGGCGCTGCCGTGTATGCTGTCTCCCTCGACAGCAGCCTGTGGCGCTTGCAGACGGAGTATGACGCCCTGATGGCTGCCAAGCGCTACAACGAGGCCAAGGGTGTGGACAAGGCCATGCGCATCCTACGCCGGCTGGAAGTCCATGTGATCCTGTCAAAGGACTGGAGGGAAACTGTAAGATGACCCAGAAGAAAGACAATCGCCTGCCCTTTCTGGGCGAGCAAGCCCGCTGCGTCTGCGGTGCTGAAACCTACGACCCGGAAAAGCGGCCGCACGGCGCTGTGGGGCTGATCCGCTACCGCAAGAGCAAGTACGGCAATGATGGCGGGTACTCTGTGGGCTGTACCCGCTGCGGGCGGCTGGGGGCGCGTGGACGGACGCAGGTTGACGCGCTGGCACATTGGGTGGGGCAGACGTTCAAATATGGCCCGCTGAAGGAGGACAAAGACAAATGAGCGCTACACCGATCACGATCAGCATAGCGGGCAGCCGATGGGCCACAGTATGGGATGCACTGTCCCCTACTTGGGAGGACTTCACGGATCTGCTTTACCAGCACATGAAAGCGAACTGCGGTACCGAGACCCACGCCGAGTACATGAACCTGCCCAAGGCCGAACAGGACAAACGCAAGGACATGGGCGGCTTTGTGGGCGGCAGCCTGCGGGACGGTCTACGCCGCCGCGGCTGCTGCACCGGGCGCAGCCTGATCACGCTGGACATGGACAACTGTGCACCCGGCAGCACGGAGCAGTGGGTGGCTGCCATTAAGGCCATGGGCACGGCGGCAGTCTACTCCACCCGGAAGCACGATCCGGAGCACCCCCGGCTGCGGGCAATCTTTCCCACAGACCGCGTGATGCAGCCGGAGGAGTACCAGCCCTGCGCCCGGATGCTGGCGCAGATGCTGGACCCTGAAATGGCGGTCTTTGACCGTACCACCTTTGAAAACGAGCGCCTGATGTACTGGCCCAGCCGCAGCGCAGACAGCAAGTGGGTGTGCGAGTACACCCCGGACGGTGAGCGCATTGCCGTGTCGGAGCTGCTGGACGCATATCTGGACTGGCATGACGTGAGGCAGTGGCCTGCTTGCCCCTCTGAGACGGTCACGCTGCCCGGCGGCAAGCAGGCCGACCCCACAGCCAAGAGCGGCGCTGTGGGCGCTTTCTGCCGAGAATACGACATTCCGGCAGCAATCGAGAAGTTTCTGCCGGGCGTCTATGTGGACGCCGGCCCCGGACGCCTGACCTATGCGCTGGGCAGCACCACCGCAGGCGCGGTGCTGTACGATGACGACCACTTTATCTACAGCCACCACAGCACAGACCCCGCCGGAGGCAAGCTGCTGAACGCGTGGGATCTGGTTCGGATTCACCGCTTCGGGGATCTCGATACAGACGTGACCCCCGGCACGCCCACAGCTTCCCTGCCCAGCTGGCAGCAGATGCGCACCCTGGCTGAGAGTGACGGCCCGACTGCAGCGCGGCTGCGGGACGAAACCGTTAAAAACGCGCTGTCTGGGTTCTCCCCGGTAGAGGATGACCTCCAACAGGAGCCGGAGAAAGCCGCGGACGATGCCGAGGACTGGCAGAAGCAGCTGATCCGCACCCAGAAGGGTGCGCTGGCCTGCACCACGCAGAACGCGTGGGTGATCCTTGAGAACGACCCGGTGCTGAAGGGCAGGATCTGGCAGGACACCTTTGCGGATCGTCTGCGGTGCGCCGGCCCGTTCCCGTGGCCGGGGCGTGACGGTGAACGGGACTGGGCTGACGAGGATGACGCGGGTGTGCGCTGGTATCTGGAGACGGTCTACCACTTCAGCGGTACCGCCAAGGCAGCGGACGCGGTAGCCCTGACCGGCAGCCGCCACGCCAAGGATCCGGTGCGCAGCTATCTGTCCGGGCTGAAGTGGGACGGCAAAGAGCGGCTGGATACCCTGTTCATTGACTATCTGGGCGCCGAGGATAACAGCTACACCCGCGCCGTCACCCGTAAGATGCTGGTGGCTGCCGTGGCACGTTGTTTCCGTCCGGGGTGCAAGTTTGACCAGATCTGCATCCTGAGCGGCAAGCAGGGCATCGGCAAAAGCCTGCTTCTCTCCCGTCTGGGGCGGGACTGGTTCAACGACAGTATCACCAGCTTTGACGGCAAGGAAGCCCGCGAAAATCTGCGGGGCGTCTGGATCGTAGAGCTGGGCGAGATGACTGCTTTTTCCCGCTCTGAGAGCGAGGCCGCCAAGCAATTTCTGAGCCAGACCGAGGACAGATACCGGGCGGCTTATGGCCGAAGAACGGTGCAGTATCCCCGCCGTTGTGTGTTTTTCGGTACCTCCAACAGCACCGACTTCCTGCGGGACGCCACCGGAAACCGCCGTTACTGGCCCATAGATTGCAGTTTTGAGCGCCGGACGAAGCTGGTGCATGACGATCTGACCCCCGCAGAAGTAGATCAGATCTGGGCTGAAGCCGTTGCCTGCTACCAGCAGGGTGAGGAGCTGATCCTGCGGGATGACCTGCTGGCGGCTGCCGTGGCAGAGCAGCAGGCGCACATGGAGCGTGACCCGTGGGAGGGTCAGATCGAGGACTTTTTGAACCGTCCGGTGCCCACAGACTGGATGAAGCGCGACATTGACCAGCGGATCTGCTACTGGGAGACCTCCGGTCAGAGCGCAGAAAACACGGTGCAGCGCACCAACGTATGCGTCAACGAGATCTGGCGGGAGTGCATCGACCGTACCGGCAGGGAGCTTGACCGGCAGCAATCCAAGCGTATTTCCACGGTGCTGGCAAATATCCCCGGATGGGTAAACCTGGAGAACAGCCGCCGCTGCGGCCCCTACGGTACGCAGCGGGTATGGGTCAGAGAGGAGCAGTAAATATGGCCGACTTAACACCGGGAACCATAATCCACCCGCCGGTTTTAGTGCCGGAACATGGCTGTGCATTTCCCGAAGATTCAGAAGGTTACTATCAGGTGTGCCGGTTCTACAAAGTACGGAACCGCACGCATGGGTGCAAAGCACCGCCTGAATGGAATGCACCGAAATGTGATCTTTTTAATATCTGGCTAGATAAGCCGCTGACGAAGTGCACCGCCTGCCGGGCGTTTTGTGAAAGCGAGGAACTGCTGAAATAAGCAGCTGTCAACCGCGTCAACGTAAAAAGCGGAATTTCCCCAAGAACCGAAGAAAACAAGCTATCTGTCAACGTTGTCAACCGGGCATTTTTGTTTAGTTGACAAACTGGTTGACGCTGAAAAGCAAGCAATCAAGCTGTTTTTCTGGTTCTGTCAACGTTGTCAACTATAAAACCTACTAGAAGAAGTAGAAAAGAAGAAAACAAGCGCACGCATAAGGCGCACACGCTTGTATGCTTGTGCCCGCGAGGGTATATAAGACATTTTGGTTGACAATGTTGACAGATGCCGGAAAAGCGGCTCCACTGCTGCATTTTTCCCGTCAACTTCAAATTTTCGGGTTTGGTTGACAGCCGGATCGAGTAAAGGAGTACAAAATGCGAGAGAAAACGGTAGAATCAGCCCTGCGGAAGGCCGTGGAGAACGAAGGCGGGCTGTGCTTGAAGTGGGTGTGTCCGGGTCACACGGGTGTGCCGGATCGGATCATTCTCTTTCCCTACGGCGTCATTGCTTTTGTGGAATTGAAGCGCCCTGGTGCAAAGGTCAAAGCGGCAGGATTGCAGGAATGGTGGGGCAAAAAGCTGCGGGAGTTTGGATTCCGTTATTTTGAGGTCGGCACAGTGGGGCTGGCAAAAGAGGTTGCAAGCTACCTTGCTGCCGATAGCCATAACCGGTTTGAATTAAGTAAAGACGCATTTCATGCGTGGTGCCCTTACAGTGAGGACGAGGACTGACCCGTGCCATAAAAAAGAGGAGGTCAAATCTTATGCAGCATTTCACGCCGCACCTGTATCAGCAAGCGGCTATTAACGCGATCCTTGACAAGCCCAGCGTTGCGCTGTGGATGGAGATGGGTCTGGGCAAAACCGTAGTCACCCTGACCGCCATTGATACCCTGATCTACGATGCCGCCGAAATCCGGCGCGTGCTGGTTGTGGCGCCGAAGAAGGTGGCAGAAGCTACATGGCAGGACGAGGCGCAGAAGTGGGATCACCTCCAGCACCTGCGGATCTCCACTGTGCTGGGCACTGAGGCGCAGCGCATTGCAGCCCTGAACACCCCGGCAGATGTGTATATCATCAACCGCGAAAACTGTTACTGGCTGGTGGGGTACTACGGCAGACACTGGCCTTTCGACATGGTGGTGCTGGATGAAGCATCCAGTTTCAAGAACCACGCTGCCCAGCGGTTTAAGGCGCTGAAGGCTGTGCGGCCGAAGATCGCCAAGGTGGTGGAACTGACCGGAACCCCGGCGCCCAACAACCTGTTGGATCTCTGGGCGCAGATCTATCTGCTGGATCAGGGGGAGCGGCTGGGCAAGTACGTCACGCACTACCGGCAGGCCTATTTCTGGCCCACAGAATACAGCTGGGAAGCCAAGGACGGGGCGGGCGATGTGATCCGGCGCAAGATCTCTGATCTGGTGCTGAGTTTCAAAGCCGACGATCTGCTGGAGCTGCCGGAAAAGATTGTGGAGGACGTGCCCGTTGTGCTGGACGCAAAGGCTGCTGCGGCTTATAAAACCATGGAGAAGAAGTGCCTGCTGCAGGTGGACGGCGAATCCATTACGGCCCAGCAGGCGGCGTCCCTGACTAACAAGCTGCTGCAGCTGTGCAACGGCAGCTTGTACGATGACGATGGCCAGATGCACCAGATCCATCGCTGCAAGCTGGATGCCTTTGACGAGCTGATCGACCAGCTGGACGGGCAGAAAGCCCTTGTATTTTACCATTTCCGCTTTGACGAGGAGCAGCTTGTGGAGACGCTGAAGCACAACCACAGCGGCCTGCGTGTGGCTGTGCTGCGGGATAACAGGGACGCGGCAGCATGGAACGCCGGGGAGATTGATGTACTGCTGGCGCAGCCTGCCTCTTGTGCCTACGGCCTGAACCTGCAGCAGGGCGGGCACCACCTGATCTGGTACAGTATGCCGTGGAGTTTGGAGCTGTACGCACAGAGCGAAGCCCGGCTGTACCGGCAGGGGCAGAAGCAGAGCGTGATCGTGCACCGGCTGATCGTGAAGCACGGCGCGGATGAGCTGGTAGTAAAAGCACTGAACAGCAAAGACCGCAACCAGAACGCCTTAATGCAGGCGCTGAAGTCGTATATCAAAGAAAGGGGCTAATCTATGAGTATTCGGGCTTTCCGGCGGCTTTCCAGAGCAGAGCGCCGGGCGTACATTTCGCGGGTACAGGATCCGCTCACCCTGCGTGTGCTGGAGATTGCATTTCTGGGCGCTGGCAAGGTCAGCTGGGCAAAGGTAGCCTGCATGATCGGCGGCGGCAACACCCCGGACAGTGTGCGCATGATGGCAACCCGCGTGATCGCACAGCTGTAAGTTGAACCTGTTCGTTTCTGAAGCACCTCTTGCGGTAGTCTTGAAAATAGATTACCGCGGGAGGTGTTTTTCTATGCGCTGCGCAGACCACGCGCTTGAATATCGGAAGCTTGCCGACATTAAGCCGTACCAGAAGAATCCGCGGAAAAATGACAAGGCTGTGGCCGCGGTGGCAAATAGTATCCGGGAGTATGGTTTTCAAAGCCCCATCATCGTGGACAAGGACGGCGTGATTATTGCCGGGCACACCCGGTACAAGGCAGCAAAGCAGCTGCGGCTGTCCACTGTGCCCGTGATCGTGGCCGCAGAGCTGACCCCAGAGCAGGCAAAGGAGCTGCGTATTGCAGACAACAGCACCGGCGAGGTAGCCGAGTGGGATCTGCCGGTGCTGTCCGCAGAGCTGGCGCAGTTGACCTTTGACCCTGCAAAGTTTGGCCTGCCGGTGGATCTGTTGACCCCGGAACAGCCCGAAGAACCAGAGCCTGATGCCGAGGAGGAACCTCTGGAACGTGACCGGCCATACAAGGCAGAACGCAGCTGGCAGAACACCCAGATCTCTGTATTCGACAGCGCCAGCCCCTACGGCATCCCGGCAATGGCACCTGTGGAACCCGTGCCGGACGATATCGTGTGGGAGGGGTTCAATTACGCGCTCACTGAGACAGCGCCCGCCGGGAAGGGGCTGCACTTCTTTTTGGACGACTATCAGTTTGAACGGGTCTGGGCAGCACCGGACAGGTATCTGGATCTGCTATCCCGTTTTGACTATGTGATCGCCCCGGACTTCTCACAGTACGGAGACTGGCCGGGCGCGCTGAACCTCTACAACCATTACCGCAAAATGTGGTGCGCTGCGTACTGGCAGGAATGCGGGATCCGTGTTGTGCCCTATGTGATCTACCGGGAGGATCTAGCGGCATGGGCGCTGGACGGGATTCCCGTCAACGCGCCGATCTGTATGTCAAGCGTCACGGCCATGAACAAACCCAGTATGCTGCCTGCTATGCGCAAACTGGTGGAGCATGTTCTGGGCACCCTGCACCCCACGCAGCTGCTGTGGTATGGCCTGGAACCGGAATGGCTGCACGAAGTGTATACCGGGCCGCTGATCCATATCCCGTCTTTTTCCGTGAGTATTGAAAGGCGCACCAAAAAATGATAACATGAAAACGAGGTAAACCATGCCAAAAGGTTCTGGCGCTGGCCCGAAGTCCAGCAGTTCCTCCTCCAAGAAAGGTGGCGGGCAGCGTTTTCTTCCTGCCGTCATCAACCCGAATACACCCCAGCATCCGAACATTCTGCCGGATCCCAACGATCCTTTGAGCCGTTACGCCGGTGTGCGTGGGCAGCCGATGGATATTGATCCCGCTGCCAGGGACTCAAACCCGAACTTTTCCAAGGGCGAAGCATACCAGACAAACTGCCAGCGCTGCATCTGGGCCTATGAAATGCGCCGCCGTGGCTATGACGTGGAAGCAAAGCCCCGAACGCAGAGCATAAGCGACCCCGCCTATAATCGCGGGTGGACAACCTTCATGCAGGGCGGTTCTGCCGCATCACTGGTTAGTACCCCCACGCAGAAGGCTGTGGAGAAGCAGATGGCGTCTTGGGGCGAAGGCGCCCGTGCAGTAGTGCAGATCACCTATAAGAGCGGCAGGTGCGGCCATGTTTTTATCGCGGAGCGCCGGAACGGCAAAACGCTTTTTGTGGAGCCGCAGGCATACAGCTGGTACAAACCGTCTGAGGGGTATCTGAGTACCATGTCAAAGCACATCACCATGTCCCAGACGCATCTGATGCGTATCGACAACATGCAGCCCGATCCAAACAAAGTAGGTATTTTCGTACAACCCAGCAAGCACTGATCTAGGAGGATTTTACAATGGCCGTAAACTATGCAGACGCCAAAAAGAAAGCCCTTGCCCGCGATCCCAAAACCGCCGTGTGCCTTGACTACGGGGATGCGTGGTTCTTTGCCCCCAAGGCGGGCGGCATCGGGGACGGCATGGTGGTGATGAAGAACAACGGCGAGGTGAAGCCCATGTTCATGTACGCCGCTATGGGGACCGGATTCGACAAACCCAAGAAGCTGAACTTTGCCACCGGACAGGCCAATGCCCGCACCGCCGCTAAAAAGGCAGCTCCGAAAAAGAAAAAGTAAAACCGTTCGTTTTCTGAAAGCTATCTCTGGTATGCTCACCGGAGATAGCTTTTCTTTTTGCTATCCCGCCGGGGGCGTTTTTCCTACTCCTTTCCGCTCCCGGTGCATCTTAGCCAAAACGGCACGCACGCGGGCCACCTCCTCCCGCATGGCCCACAGCAGGCCAGTGCGTGCCGTTTTTATTTCGGAGGTGATCTATTGGCCCGCAAGTCTAAAATAAGCAAATGGGACACTCCCGCCGGGCTGCTGCGCTTGCAGCGGCTTGCCATGCAGGGACTGACGCAGGCCGAGATCTGCGCGGCCATTGACGTGCCTGTGCGCACGTTCCGGCGCTGGTGTACCGAAAACAAAGAAATTGCGCAGGCGGTTGCAACCGGCAAGGAAGTTGCCATTGCAGCTGTGGAGGACGCGCTGTTCAAGAAAGCACTGTCCGGTGATCTGGGTGCGATGTGCTTCTTTCTGAAGAATCGAGCGCCCGAACAGTGGAGTGAGCACCCAGAGCTGCGCGGGTACGACGGGAAGGTGGTGTTTGTAGATGACATCCCAAAGACGGCCCCGCCCACAGCAGAGCCTGCTGGCGCCGAAGCAGCTGAAACTAAGTGATTTGATCATTCCGGAGTACTACGCCGCTCATACAGCGATCTGGTCCGGCGAATATAACGAGTATCTGGGCGATGGTGGACGTGGTTCTCTGAAATCCACCTTTGCCGCCACAGAGGTGGTGCTGCTGGTCATGCGCACCCCAAACATTCACGCGGTAGTGCTGCGTAAAATCGGCAACACCATTGCCACCAGCGTCTGGCCGGAGTATAACCGCGTCATTGACCGCATGGGGATCCGGCACTTGTGGAAGCAGACCAAAAAGCCGTACACCCTGACCTATATTCCCACCGGACAGACGATCCAGTTTTACGGTCTGGACGACCCCGGCAAGCTGAAATCCATTGCGGTGCCGTTCGGCTATTTCGGCGTGATGCACTTTGAAGAATTTGATCAGTTTGACGGCCCGGAGGAGATCCGAAACGTGGAGCAGTCTGTTTTTCGCGGCGGCCCCTTCAGCTTTTCCTTCAAAACCTTCAACAGCCCGGCCATGGCGCGGCACTGGGTCAACCGGTACAAGCGGGAGCCAAAGCCCAAGCAATTCCGGCACCATACCACCTACCTGACCACCCCGCCCGAATGGCTGGGTCCCCGCTTTTTTGACGATGCCGAAACCCTGAAGCAGCGGGATCCCACTGCATACGCCCACGAGTACATGGGCGAGGTGGTGGGCTGCGGGCAGCAGGTGTTTACCAACATCACACTGCGGCCGATCACGCGGGAGGAGATCGCGGAGTTTGACCGCCGGTATTACGGGCTGGACTTTGGCTGGTACCCGGATCCGAACCACTTTGGTGGGCTATCTTATGACCATGCCCGGCAAATCGTGTACATTTTCGAGGAGCACCGGGCGCAGCGGGAGACGGACGCCGCGCTGGCGCAGGTGCTGCAGCCCCACCTGCTGGATGATATCGTGGGTGACAGCGCAGCCAACCGGTCGATCGCTACACTGCGCGATCTGGGGTACCGTGGGCTGCGGGGCTGCCACAAGTACGCAGCCAACGGCGGCACCAGCGTGACAGACGGCATGAAGTGGCTGCAAAGCCGTGCAGAGATCGTGATCGACCCGGTGCGCTGCCCGTGGACGGCGCGGGAGTTTTCCGAGTATGAGTATGCCATAGACAAAAAGACCGGCGAGGTGATGCCCGGCTATGTGGATGCCGCAAACCACAGCATTGACATGGCCCGGTATGCGCTGGAAGACGTGTGGCAAAAGAGAGGTGTGCAGAACGCATGATAAACCACGCAGACATTGAGAACGTGATCGGGTGCAAAACGTTGGTCACGGATCGGATGCAGCAGGCAATCGAGGGCTGGTATGACGCGGCGATTGACGGCCTGCCGATGAACCACAACCCGGAGACCCTGACACTGGGGCTGCCGTCCCTGATCTGCTCCGAGCTGGCGCGCCTGACCACGCTGGAGCTGGAGGTCAAAGTGGAGGGCAGCCCGCGGGCTGACTGGATCAACACCCAGCTGCAGCGGGTCATTTCCCCGCGCAAAAGGCGTATTCTGGCCGTTGCCCTTGCGCTAGGCAGTGGCGTGTGGAAGCCCTACCAGAGCGGCAGCAAGCTGGGTATTTCCTTCAGCAACGCCGCCTGCTATTTTCCCGTCTCCCACGACATTGAGGGCAGTCTGACCGAGGGTGTATTTATCGACACCATACAGGACAACGGGGACTACTTCCACCGTCTGGAGTGGCTCCATGTGCTGGAAAGCCGCCGGGATCTGCGGGACGAAGAGTTGGCGCAGCTGGAGGACAACGACCTTGACGCCCCGGCGCAGTTCCCCTGCGTCAAAGTGGTGAACATGGCGTTCCGCAGCTCTACGCAGGACAGTCTGGGCAGCCCGGACGAGCTGAGCATACGTCCGGAGTGGGACGAGATCCAGCCGGTGGCGTACCTGTCCGGGCTGGAGAAGCTACCGGTGGGCTACTTTGTCACCCCCATCGTGAACAGCGTGGATCCCGGCAGCGAGTTGGGCGCGGCTATGTTCGAACCCGCCCGTGTCCAGATCATTGACGCCGAGGAGCAGTACACCCGGCTTGACTGGGAGTACGAAGCCGCCGAAATGGCGATTGACGTGCCGGACACCTACCTGAAGTCCGGCAGCGCTGGCGAGGATCTTTCACGCGCGCAGGCGCTGAAGCTGTACGGTATGCCCCCGGAGGGGATCTCCGGAACGGCGCCGCACCACCGGGAGCGCCTTTTCCATGGCATGAACGTGAACACCGGTATCACCCAGAACGCGCCCTTCTATCAGGTGTTTGCCCCTGCGCTGCGTGACACCAGCTACCTGACCGGTCTGAACCAGTATCTGCGTAACGTGGAGAGCCACGCCGGACTGAGCTTTGGCGTGATCTCGCAGGTGGCAGACGTGGAAAAGACCGCCACCGAGATCGTGAGCAGCCGCCAGAAGCTGTATGCCACCGTTTCCGATCTGCAGGCAGCACTGGAGGACGCACTGCGCGGCCTGATTGATGCCCTTGACTACTGGGGCGATCACATTAAGGGCGCGCCCGGACGCGGGAAGTTGAGCATTGCATTCCACTGGGATGACAGCATTATTCTTGACCGCATCACAGAGATGGATCAGTGGCGGCAGGATGTGTCTATGGGGCTGCGCGGTAAGGCTGAGTATCGGCAGCACTTCTTTGGCGAGGACGAGGAGACCGCGACGCAGGCGATCCGGGAGATCCAGACCGAGAGCGCCGCTACAGATATTTTGCAGGGGGTAATCGACAATGGCGATGGCTAAGAGTGCAAAAGCTGCGCAGCTGCGCCGGGCAGCAGAGCGCATGGACTGGCTGATGGCGAATGCCCGGATCCTGCGCAGTCCGGCGCTGTGGGAGAAGTACTACGAAGCGCAGCGCATAATCCGTCTGCTGGGCTTTGAGGTGACGCTGGAAGGCGACAAGCATCGGGTGACCCCATGCTGACGCCGGAGCAGGTCAACGCATACGCCGGGCTGCTGGCCGCCCCGTGGGACGAGCTGAACGAGCGGATCCTGCGGGACATGGTGCGCCGGATCGTGAAAGCGGGCGGCGTCACCGCCACAGCCGAGTGGCAGAGTTACCGGGCGCAGGCGTTGGGCGCCAGCAAGGCCTATCTGATCCAGCAAATGAACCTGATCGTGCAGTAGATCGGCCCGAAGGAAGCTGCTATTTTCGCACAGGCCATGAAGCAGGCTTACGGGATAGACGTGAACGATGCCGCCAAGGCAGGCCGGACACTCCCTGCACTGGGAGCGAACGAGGAGGCGCAGCAGATCGTTCAGAGCGGCTACCGGCGCACCATGAACACCCTGTACAACCTGACCCAGACCCGCGCGCTTATGGGTAACCTGAACATGACAGAGACCTCCCAGCGGCAGCTGTCCTATTATCTGGATATGGCGCACGCGGATGCGATCAGTGGAGCCTTCAGCTCTGACGCTGCCGCCCGGCGGGCGCTGAATGAGCTGGCAACCAAGGGTCTGGGCGCGATCACCTACCCAAGCGGTCATGTGGACACGCTGGACGTTGTGGTCTTACGGGCTACACGCACCGGAGTAAACCAGACCGCCGGGGAGATCACCCGTTACAATGCGGACACACTGGAGTGCGATCTGATGGAGCTGGATGCCCATGTGGGCGCCCGTACAGGTGATGGCGGGCAGAACCTGACCAACCACAGCTGGTGGCAGGGACAGCTGGTCAGCCGCAGCGGGCAGCACGGGTATCTGTCCCTGAGCGATATCGGCTACGGGGATGTGCGCGGCTTTATGGGTGCAAACTGCGCCCACAACTGGAGTATGTACTGGGAAGGCGCCAGCACACGCAGCTATTCCCCGGAGCGTCTGGAGCGGATCAACAGCGCCACTGTTTCCTACAACGGGAAGGAGATCGGGCGGTACAAGGCCACCCAGATGCAACGTGCACAGGAACGCCAGATCCGGGCCAACAAGCGGGCGTTTCTTGTCGCCAAGGAAAGTGGCCAGAAGGACGCAGAAAAGGCTGCAGCGGACAAGCTGGCGGCCTCCCGTGCAAAGATGAAGGACTTTCTGCAGCAAACAGGACTGCGCCAGTATCAGCTGCGCGAAAGCGTGCCCGGCTTCGGGCGCAGCGCAGCAGCCAGCGCGGCAGCGCAGGCGAAAAAATAAGAAAAACCCGGAGGGTAGCACCTCCGGGGTTCTGTTTTATTGTGCGTTCATCATATCCAGCTGACTGCGCTGCATCAGCGCTATGGACAGCGCCAGATCTGTGGGGTGACTGTAGACGTTCCACAGGTTCGCCGCCAACTGCTGCTCTTTCTTCTTTGTCAGCCAGACGGGGTGCGGCTCGCTGTCCGGTGTGCTGCTCGGAGGCAGTTCCGGCGTTTCGGTGACCCAGCCAAACACCAGCAGCAGGCTCTTTTCCGGGTCCAGCTCAAGCAGCCCGGTGGCCACGTCCACCTGCACCCCGTGGATCTGGCAACTCTCCTGCACCTCCCGCAGCGCGGCTTCTATGCACTCGTTCGTGTTCTGGGTGTACTCGATCTCACGGGAAGGCAGCCGGTAGGTATCGCCCTGCTGGAGCACTAGCAGCTGCCCAAGATCGTTGGTGATGACCGCTGTGCAGCGGATCTTCTTTGTGTTTTCGCTCATAGTAAAACCTCCTTAGTGTACTTTGAACAGCATCCAGCTGTCCATGCTCTGCGCTCCCCTCTGCGATATGGTTCCCGCGACCTTGCCCGGCTGGCTGCTGGGTGGTTTCGGCTCTTCCCTCGGACAATCACCATTTTATTCTGATCCCTCAATAACTTTTTCTAATTCAAAAACAACATCCTCGTATACTCTTGCTTTTTCCCTTGCAACCACTTCATCAATATATTCTTTTAGGCTGTCGCTGGTCTTTATCGAAAATCCTTTAAGTTTCTTCTCCTCAAATTTTTCAAGTTCTTGATAATACGTTTTTTTCTCTCTAAGTAGATTTACAAGTTCACTCATATCAGGGCGCGTATTCCACGCCTCAATAGTTGTTTGTCTGCCCAGTTCTCCGCGGTGTTCATAAAAATCGCGCGTAAATGTGATGTTGCAACGCGGGCAGCAAATCCGAACGCCTTCCGCATTCGATTCAGTAATAGTTGTGTGCTTCTGCCCGCAGAACGGGCACGGTTTCAGCGTTTCCTTTTTCATCGTTCATGCCTCCTTCTTTAGTGTACCTTAATCAGCGTCCCGCTGTTCAGGATGTACCATTCTTCGCCATTCTTCATGGTTGTCTTGCAGTTCTGCGCTTTAAGCAGCATTCGCATTTGGGCCAGCTGCTTCTCAGTGCACTGCATCCAGAAGAACCCGGCGTAGTTAAACCACTCGTTGCTCTGAATGTTCACAGTGCGGGCATTCTCAAAAATGCGGTTGAAGGTGCTGGTTTTCATGGCTCAGTCCTCCTTTACCAGTTCAAAGTGCTTGATGCTGTTCAGTACGATCTTCCGGCCCTGCAGCAGTTCCACGCCCTGCAGAACCAGCTCAATGTGCATCATGCTGATGGGATCGCACTTTCCAGTGCGGAGCAGCTGGTCTGCCAGCTCAGCGCGCAGCTTCAGGTTGTAGCAGGTCTCGCCGGTGACCTGCTGGCCGTTCTCCTCGATCTCTGTGGTGTCGTAAGTGATGTTCAGGGTTTTCATGGTTTATTCCTCCTCATCCGTGTAAGTGTGTTTCTCTACAATCTCGGCCTTGATGATCTCTGCACCATCGTCCTCATAATCGGCTACCCAGTACCGAATGCCGGTCATGATCGCTTCTGCATCGCTTTTATCACCGTTCAGCAGATACTGGATCAGGCTTTCTTTGCCGTCCAGCTTAAAAGTGACCCGAACCACTCTGCTTGTCCATGTTCTCATATATTTTTTCCTCCGTCTGTTTTGTGGGTGCTTTGTTCTACGGCTTTAGTATAGCACGAATATTAGTGCATTTATATTGGCGTTTTGCACGAATATTCGTGCATAATTTTGAAGTTTTTGCACTTGTTTTCGTGCAACGGTTCTGCTATGATATCCTGGAGGAGGGATATTATGCCGCTGAAATACAAAATGGACGTACTGGAAGCCCTGAAGGCTGCCGGGTACAACACCACAAGGATCCGCAGGGAGGGGCTGTTCAGCCAATCTACACTGCAAAAATTAAGAACCGGCGGGCAGCTTTCGTGGTCAAACATTGAGATGATCTGCAAGCTGCTGGACTGTCAACCCGGTGATCTGCTTGAATACACCCCAGAATAATATGTTCTTTGTCGCGCCTCAGATGCTCTGAGGCGCTTTTTTTGTTGACACGAAAAAGCATGTAACGGTGCGGCTTTTGGCAGCTGTCAACCATGTCAACTTAAATTCTATATCCAGACCCGAAAGAGAAGAAAAGAAGAATACACCCGTGCGAACACGCTTGATGCGCGCCCGCGAGAGATTACAGGGGACCAGCGTTGACATGGTTGACAGGTTGACGTTTTTCTAATCGTGTTCGTTTTTCTGACCGGGATGCTGCTATCCTTTACCCAGATCACACCGAGCCCCCGGTGTACAAAGAGGGGCAGAGAGCCCGTGTAAGGCAACACGATACCAAGTGCCGTAGCTCTCCAAGGAGGAAAACCATGAAACGCGAGGATTTGAGAGCCATCGAAGGCTTGACCGAGGAGCAGATCAACCAGATCATGCGCCTGCACGGTCAGGACGAAACCGCCCATCAGGCCACTGTACAGGGCTTGCAGGCGCAGCTGACTACTGCGCAGCAGGGTCTTGCAGCCTTTGAGGGCGTAGACGTGAACGATCTGCGCAACCAGATCACAAACCTGACCAACCAGCTGACCACGCAGGCAGCGGAATACACCTTCAGCAGTGTGCTCCGTACTGCCGCCCGCGAGGCCGGTGCGCTGGATGAAGAGGACGTGATTGCGCTTCTGCCGAACAGAGCTACACTGCGCGACAGCAAGAACCAGAGCGAGGACGTCAAGGCGGCTTTCGAGGATCTCAAAACCCGCAAGCCGTATCTGTTCCAGCAGGAGGACCCCGCCGGGCAGGACGGTGACAACCACGAGCAGGATCAGGATCAGCCGGGCACTCCCCCGATCATCATCCCGAAGCCCCGTGCTCAGGGCGGCAATGCGCAGCCGAACCTGAACGAGTTTCTGGCAATGACCGGCGCCGAGCGCATGGCGCTGCGTACCCGCAACCCTGCACTTTTCCAGCAGCTTTCGGCTCAGATCCGGGCTGCACGACACTAAAGAGAGGTAGATACTTATGCCTGCAACTGGCACTTTTGGCGGCTTTCCGTTCGACCCTGAAGTTTATCAGGGCTTTGTGGATCAGGAAGCCACTTTCTCCGATTCCATCTACGCCTCCGGCATCCTTGCCAACGATCAGTCCCTGACTGACGCAATGAGCGCACAGGGTGGCGTGATGGGCACCCTGCGTTTTTACAACCCGCTGGATCCTGCCGAGGATGCTCCGCTGGTGCGTGACGGCGTGAACGACAACGTGCCCACCGAGATCTCCGGCGGTAAGCAGACGTGGATCCGCGTGGACCGCATGAAGGCGTGGAAAGCGACTGACCTGACCCGCGAGCTGACTGCTGCGGATCCTATGGCAGCCGTAGCGCGTAACACTGGCCGCTACTGGCGTATGTACTGGCAGAACCTTATGACTGCGATGGCAAACGCCGCACTGGGCGCCACCGGTCTGGAAAGCCATGTCATGACCATCGAAAAGAGCGCCGGCGGCGTGACTGCCAACCAGCTAATCGACATTCAGCAGAACGCTCTGGGCGATATGGCCGGCAAGTTCGGCCTGCTGGTGATGCACTCCAAGATCTACGCGGAGTACCAGAAGATGGGTCTGGTAAACTTCAACAAGTACGTCATCACCAACGTGCTGGAGAAGGAAGTCAACCTGCCCACCATCAACGGTCTGGTAGTCATCGTAAATGACCGCGGCACTTCTACCGCGGATAACTACGAGTCTCTGCTGTTCGGTCAGGGCTCTATCCTGACTGCATCCCCCAAGGTCATCACCCCGGACTATACCGAGTACAACGCATCCAAGGCGGGCGGCACCGATATCCTGTACAACAACCGCGCCATCGTGCTGCACCCGAACGGTCTGTCTTTCGATGGTGATCAAATCGCCAAGGAGACCCCGACTGACGCCGAGTTCACCACCTCCAGCAACTGGAAGCTGAAGTTCAACCACAAGAACGTCCGCATGGGTAAGCTCGTGATTCCCAAGGCCAACTTCACCGTGTAAGGAGCGCCTTATGGATAGCTGGTTGACCTACACCGATTACCAAGAGCGCTGCCCCGACATCACTCTGACAGAAGCAGAGTTCTGGCAGCTGGCAGCCAAAGCTGCGCTGGAGATCGAAGGGGCAACCCACTGGCGGGCGGTTCTGGCGGCGCTACCGGAGGAGATCAGTCAGCTGGCCGAGTGTCAGGCGCAGCTGGTTACCCTGATGTGCAGTTTGGGCGGCGACAGCGCCGCACAGGCAAGTCTGTCCGGTGTAACGAGTGTCAACAACCACGGTTATTCCGAGAGCTACGCCGCCGCGCAGAGCACGCAGGCTGCGATCCAGCAGCAACAGGATCAGCTGATCCTGCGGGTTCTGTCCGCTCCGGCTACCCGCTGGATGATTTACGCCGGTGCGGTTTATCACCCGCCGCGTAGACGCTGAGGAGGTGTTTTTCGTGGGCAAGCCTCTTCTGGCTACCAGGAGCGTCAATTTTATCCACCATGTCCGCGCCGGTACTTCTGATACCAGCTACACCTTTCAGTTGTCAAAGGTCAGCTGTGCGGAAGTCCATAACGCGCAGGTCGATATCCCCGGATTTTCTCGCCGGGATGCAACGGTGATCTGCATCTTTCCGGGTTATTCCACCGCAGCACCAGCGGATCAGCCGAAGGCCGCCATGGACGCAGGCCGGTGCTTCCTGCCCGCGTCTGCCTTCAAGGCTATTGACCCGTCCCGGCGCGGTGATTACTGGACGCTGTCGCTGGCCGATAAGGTGCAGCTGCCCAGCGGCCGCACCGCTACAGTGACCAGCATTCAGGACAACCGCGATGGGCGCGTGCCCCACTGGTGCGTGGAGGTGAGCTGATGGCAAGCCCGCTGCTTACCATAAACCAGCCACGGGATGTGGATCTGGGGCAGGATGGCACGATCCGGCTGGGGATCCGCTGGGCGGCAGATCTGAGCGGGCGTTTCACCGCCGGCTTTGAACAGCTGCAGAAGGAAACAGACGCGGAGTTTATCCGGCTGGTAACACCTTATGTACCGCTGCGCACCGGTGCACTGGCGGACAGCGCCAAAACGCACACAGTGCTGGGCAGTGGCGAGATCAAGCACGTCACCCCTTATGCGGGTGCCCAGTACTACCGCCTGCCACTGGGGCGCGGCGTCCGTGAGGATGGCCGCGGCCCCCACTGGGGTGAGCGCTGTATCAACGATCACCGTACAGAGTTCATCTCGTTTGTCAAAGCACGCGCACAGGAGGATCTGAAGTGAGCCAGAAAACCGCAGACGTAAAGGCCATGCTGGACTGGCTCGCTACCTGTCCGCTTATAACTACACTGAACAACGGCGATGTGGTTCTGGGCATTGATTACCTTGGAACCGGTGAGCCGGACATGGTGCCGTTTTCGCTGGAAAGCACCCCTTCTGCACCACTGCTCGCCCAGTACTTCGGAGGAAGCAGCAGGGCCAAGAATTATATACTGGCATCCCGCATGAGCTATTCCGAGGATCAGGTGCAGCAGGCGGCAAACTCCTCCTTCTGGGAGGACTTTGCGGAGTGGGTAGAGATCCAGTCCCGTGCACGCAAACTCCCTGTTCTGGGGGATGGCAGACGCGCTGAGAAGGTGGTCTGCCTCTCTCCGGGGTATATCCTATCGCAGGATTCAAACACCTGCCGTTTTCAAATTCAACTCCAACTTCAGTATTATCAGGAAGGGAGATAACACATGACTGTTACCGAAGCAGTGGCAAAGGCCAAGGAACTTTTTGGCATTGAGCCGAGCGCAACCTACAAGGGCATTGAGACCGCAGACGACTTTGTGTTTGCCATCCAGACGGACACCACCAAGCAGACCGCTGAAGGCAATTGGATCGTCTGTGCCGATCACGTTAAGGAGCACAGCGGTGCCCTGAACGTATCCACCAGCGACAGCACCTACATCCGATCCGGCACCGGTACTACCAAGGGCGCCACCCAGCGCACCCTCACCATCAACGGTGACCGCTGTGTGGGAGACGAGTTTCAGGACTTTCTGCTCTCCCACAAGATCGCTTTCGGTAGTGGCCAGTCTGTCGTTGTGCCGTACATTTGCTTCTCTCTGCGCACTGGCAAGGGTGAGAAGGGTACCGGCGCACTGATCCTGACCTCGGACAAGGGCGGCGCCGCGGGTGCAAACGCCACCTTTGCCTGCGATTTCAAGGGTATCGGCACTCCTACGGAGTACACCTACGCCCCCGCCTAACTTCACACATCAGCCCTCGTCACCCGCTGGCGGGGGCTCTTTTTATAGGAGGTAAATATCACATGATCATCTGCAATCTGGAGTTTGAGTTTTCCGCGCTGAATGCGGACGATATTGACCGCATGGAAGCTGCATCCAAGCAGCAGATCAGCCGTGCCAAGGCTGAAGCAAAGCGGCTGGAGCAGGAGAACGCAAGTTATTCGGACATTCTGCGCAGCCAGTGCCGTGTGCTGATGGACTACTTTGACGCGGTGCTGGGCGATGGTGCATCGCAGCGTCTTGGCCTGACCGGCAGCGATCTGGGCAAGTGCACGCAGGTTGCAATCGAGTTCAAAGCCGCTATCGAGGCCGAGAAGGCTGCGGCAAAGGCTGCTGTCACCGTACCGCTGGAGCCGCAGGGCAACCGCGCACAGCGCCGTGCCGAGCGCAAGCATAATAAGCACAAGCCGCCCGTGAGCTATCCGGCAGCACAGCCGGACAAGGCCGAGCGCCGCAAGCAGCTGCTGGCAGAGCTGGCGGCGCTGGAAAATGGCTGATCTTCTGCTGACCCCTCTCTGTGAAGGCGAATGGGAGGGGCGCAAAATCAACTCTGATTTCCGGCCTATGGTGTGGCTGGCAAACCAGTACCTGCGGGGGACCCCTGACAAGGATCCGTTTCTGTTCTCGCAAGAGGCGTTTCACCGCTTTTTCCGGGAGGACGTCCCCCTACCACAGTCCGGGGAGGCTTTCCAGTCGATGCTCCGCTTCTATGTTGGAGGCGAAGCAGCTACACCGGAAGCCCGGCGCAGTGTATCCTCTTCTGCCGGCAGCCATGAAATCGCCTTTGACTATGCGTCCGATGCGCCCTATATCGTGGCGGCATTCCAGCAGACCTACGGCATCGACCTGACCACCTCTACCATGCACTGGTGGAGATTCCGGGCGCTGTTTTTGAGCCTGCCGGAGGACACGCTGATGCACAAGATCATGTGCTGGCGTACCGCGGATCTGTCCGGGATGCAGAGCGAGGAACGGCAGCGGTATGAGCTGCTGCGGGGTGCCTACGCGCTGCCGGCAGAGGTGAAGGGAGGTAGACGCATTGCAACCGTTGCAGACCATGACGCCGCATTCCTTGCCCGTTTCCAGCACACCGGGGAGTGATACGCGCAGCCCCGTACCCTGCCCCTTCTGTGGCAAGGCGCTGCCGGTTTGGGCAGCTGCTGAAGCCACTGCTGCGGGTGTGTGGGTCAAATGCAAAAACCCGGCCTGCCGCCGGGAAGTAGAGATTAAAATCTAAGCAGCCTGTGCCTTTGTGCCCGCGCTCTTTTCAAGAGAGGTGGACACATTGGCAGACTATACGATAACTGGCGACACCAAACTGGATGCTGGTGGCTTTAACAAGGGGCTCAGCAGCATGACGGTGGCCGCCGGCACTCTGATCGCGGATCTCGCCAAAACGGTCACCAGCAAGCTGACAGGCCTTGCGCAGGCCTCTGTCGGCGTGGGCATGAGTTTTGATGCGTCCATGTCTCAGGTGGCGGCCACGATGGGTACCAGTGTCGATCAGATCCAGAACCTGACCGACACCGCCAAGGAGATGGGCCGGACTACTGCGTTCACCGCTACACAGGCAGCAGACGCTCTGAACTACCTGGCACTTGCCGGTTACGATGCAAACAAAGCAGCTGAGGTCCTGCCCTCGGTGCTGAACCTCGCGGCTGCCGGCGGCATGGATCTGGCCTATGCGTCTGATCTGGTCACCGATGCCATGGCCTCATTGAACATCGAGGCCAACAAGCAGAATGTGGACGAGTTCGGCAACAAGCTGGCAATGGCTGCCAGTAAGGCAAACGCCAACGTTGCCCAGCTGGGTGAAGCGATCCTGACAGTTGGCGGCACCGCTGCAAACCTGAAGGGCGGCACCCATCTGCGCAATATCATTCTGTCCTTGCAGTCCCCCACCGATGACGCCGCAAAGTTGATGCAGCAGCTGGGTTTGAATGTCTACGATGCGCAGGGCAATATGCGTGGTTTGGATGACATTCTGGGTGATCTGAACAGTGCCATGGATGGCATGACGCAGGGTGGCAAGGACAGCATCATCAACCAGCTGTTCAACAAGACCGATTTGGCTGCGGTCAACGGCCTGCTGGCAGCACAGGGCGATCAGTGGGACGCTCTGGCCGGTCAGATTGACAACGCTGGTGATGCCATGGGGCAGATGGCAGATACCCAGCTGGACAACCTGCAGGGTGCTGTCACCATCATGCAGTCTGCGCTGGAAGGTCTGCAGTTGGCGATCTACGACAAGATGGAGCCCGCGCTGAAGGTGCTGGCGCAGGGAGCAACGGAGACGATTTCCACCCTGACCACCATTCTGTCGCAGGACGGTCCTGCTGCCATGCTGGATGCTGCTGTGACCATCATGGGCAGTCTGGTGAACGGCATCACGCAGAAGATCCCGCTGGTTATGAGTGCTGCTACTGGTATCATCATCAAGCTGACCCAGTATCTGGGTAACCACGCAGATGATCTTTTTGACGCCGGGGTTAAGCTCCTGGAAAACCTGATCGTAGGTATTCAGAATAATCTACCTGCCCTGATTACTGCGGCCGCACAGCTGCTGGCAAAATTTGCAGCAGCACTGATCTCGCACCTGCCGGATCTGCTCAAGTGCGGTGCCGCCTTGCTGACCACTCTGGTGGATGGCATCCTGCTCGGCATCGCAAATCTTGGAGAGGCCGCCATTGCCTGCGTTGCCAAGATCGTGGGCGTCTGGGACGGCAGCTACACCGAATGGGGCAACATCGGCACCAACATCGTCTTGGGTATCAAGAACGGTATCATCGGTGCATGGGATGGCCTTGTGTCCGGCGTCAAGTCCAAGGTAGAGGGCATGGTGGATTCCGTCAAGGGTTTGCTGGGCATCCACTCGCCCTCCAAGGTCTTTGACGAGATTGGTGTGAACACTTGCCTCGGTCTGGCCCAGGGCCTCGCCAAGGGCACCGATAAGGTCAAGGACGCAGCCAAGACCATCGTTGCTTCGGTTACGGACACCGCCACCCAGATTGCTGACGGCGTGACTACGGTCACGGAGACCGTCACCGAGGCCATGGCCGATGGCAGCACCCAGCAGAAGCAGGTCATCACTGAGACCTCGAAGCAGATCATCAACGGCGTGGAGAAAACGGTCAAAACGGTGACCACCCGCGCCGCAGACGGTGCCGAGACCGTCACACAGACCATGGAGGACGTCAAGGCCACTGTGGTTTCGACCACGAAGGACACCCAGACCCAGCTCGTGGACGGCGTGAAGGTCACGGTCGAGAAGACCACCCAGCTGCTGACCGATGGCAGCGAACAAATCAGCACTGTCACGACGCAGACCGGCACCGAGATCATCGACGGCGTGGAGCGCACGGTCAAAACCGTGACCACCATCGCTGCGGATGGCACCAAGACCGTCAGCAAGACCATCGAGGATGCCGGGCCGCAGTTCTCCAGCGCAGCCGAGCTGCTGACCTACCAGTTTACCGAAAAGCTCAATTCCAGCTGGGAGCAGATCAACAAGTCCATCCAGAGCGATGTCATAGGCAGCATTCAGACACTGTTCAAGGCGATCCAGGACGGCGATCTGGAAAGCATCGCCACATGGTCGGCGGCCTATTTCTGGAACGCCTGCACACAGGAGCAGCGCACCCAGATTCAGACCTTTGCCATGGACGCCCTGAGCAAGCTGTCCAGCTCGCTGTCCGGCGTGTTCCAGAACGTCGCGGGGCTGGCGTCCAGTTTCGTGGGCCAGTTCGTGCCCGCCGTTGCGGCTGCCACCACCGGGCAGACCGCCCTCAACGTGGCCATGGACGCCAACCCCATCATGCTAGTCATCTCCCTGATCGGCATGTTGGTGGGCGCGCTGGTCTCCTTTGCAAGCACCAACAAGGATGTCGCCTCCGGCTTCCAGCGGGTCTGGCAGTGCGTGGAGGATGTCATCTCGGTCGTCTTCGAAGGGATGCTCCGATTCATCGGCCTCAGTGTGCAGGGCTTCGTGAGTGCGGTCAACACCATCATCGACACCTACAACTGGGTCGCCGACAAGTTGGGCTTGTCCACCATCCGCCGGGTCTCGAACCCGCTGTGGGACCAGGCCGACAAGATCGCCGCCAAGCGCAAAGAGAACCAGGCAAAGCGCAAAGCATCTTCGGAGGCCAAGGCCGCGCAGGCGGCTCTGGATACCCAATACGCCCAGGACTCCGGCGCAGCGGAAAAGAAGCAGCTGGAGGCCGAGTACGCCAAGAAAGCCGCAGAGCTGGCCAAAGCCAAGCTGTCCAGCGACAGTCCCGGAATGCTGGACGCCGAAAAGAACGTCGCGGCCGCAGACTACACCAAGTCGCTCGCTGACCTGGAAAAGAAGCTGCTGGATGCCCAGTACAAAAAGGCCACCGCTGAGCTCAGCAAGCGGACCGAGACGGATGCTGCGGCGCTGGCCGAACTGGAAAAGCAGATCACCGAGGCGGATAACACCATCCGGTCCGGCGATTTGGAGAAGGAGCTGCTGCGGGTCAACTACGAGAAGACCCTGAAGGAGCTGGAGGCCAAGTACCAGCCCAAGAAGGACAACACCAGCTCCGGAGGCTCCGGCAGTGGCTCCACAGGCTCCAACTCGGACGATCTGGCCGCCAAGATCAACGATCTGGAAAAGAGCTATGACCAGAAACTGCAGGAGCTGAAGAACACCTACACCAATAAGAGCGAAGCTCAGAGTGCTGAATACGAGCGCAAGCTGGCAGCCATGAAGGCTGATTACGAGAAGCAGCTGGCGTCCATGAAGAATCAGCTGGCAGAGTCGAAGACGACTTACGAGAAGCAGCTGGCCGAGCTGAAGAAGCAGCACAACAGTTCTTCCGGCTCCAGCAAGCCCGCCCCCACGCCGGAGCCATCCGCCCCGACGCTGCCCGACAACACCGGGGCCATTGAGGACAACACCGCCGCCATTCTTGCGGCCAACGAAAAGCTGGCCGAGATGGTCCGGCAGGCCAACAGCCTGGTCCTCAGCGACAACATGGCTGTCTCCCGCAGCGTGGCCGCCTCCGGCACCGCACAGATCGCCGCAGCGGCCAACAACTACCACCGCGAGGGCGATACCAACATCACCCAGAACATCTACAGCAAGGCCCAGACCGCCGCCGACCTCGCCCGCGAGACCCGCTGGGAGGCCGACCGGGCCAAGGCTACCAAGCACTAGAAAGGAGCGCCTGAATGGAACGACAAGACCACCTCATGCTCGTGACCGATGCGGGCGCGGAACTCCACCTGGGTTGGGACTACGGCATCCCCTACAGCATCGACCCGCTCAACGGCGTGGCCGTCGAACTGCAGCTCGCCCAGGGCGTCAACCAGGTAGGCCAGACCGTGGAGGACCAGACCGTCGCGGGCGTCTCGCGGGAGATCATTGCTGACTGCTGGTCGAAGCACGGCGACGCTGACGCCGAACTGCTGCTCCGGACGCTGACCTACAAGACCAAGGGCACCCTCTATTTTGGCGACAAATGGTTCTGCCGGTTCGTGGTCAGCAAGACCCCGTACACCACGCAGATTCACGGTTTTCCCCGGCTGGACATGATGCTGTTCTGCCCGAAGCCGTTCTGGTATTCGCTCACCGCTGCCAGCTACACGCTGGGCGGCTATACGGCAGCGTTCCGGTTCCCGGTCAACTATGCCGCACCCCACCGATTCGGCACGAAGAACCAGAGCGCCTTTGTCAATGCTCGGAACGTCGGGGCCCTGCCGGTGCCTTTTACCGCGATTCTCCGCAGCGACGCTGCTGTGGTCAACCCCTGCATCGTCAACGCCGTCACCGGCGAGTGCATCCGCATCCTGACCACCCTGACGCCGGGTCAGACCATCGAGATCTACCGCACCACGACCGACAAGCTGGCCGTCAAGCGGACCGAGAACCAACAGGGCGAGAACATCTTCGCCTTGTTGGACGAGGACAGCGACCTTGTGGAGCTGGCCCCCGGTGACAACCCCCTCAAGACCGACGCCGACAGCGGCGTGGGCAATTTACAGGCCACTGTGACCTTCTACCCGATGTACAGCGGCATCCTGCCGGAGGTGATTTCTTGACGCTGGACGTTTTGGATGAGACCACCCTTGCCCGACTGGGCCGCATCGAGGTCTGGGTGAGCCTGTATTGGGACGAACCCTACAACACCCTGACGGAAAGCAAGCTCGAAGTCCGACCCACGCAGGAAAACCTCGAACTGCTGCGGGAAGGCCGCTGGCTCAAGCGCAGCGACAGCAACGTGCCCATGCGCATCTGCCACCGGAGCAACGAGAACCAGGATGCGAACCTTGTCTGCACCCTGTTCCCCGCCACCTGGATCTTCTCGAAGCGCGTCAGCACCGAGACCGTCAAGGACGAGAACGCTGAGCGGGCCATGCGGCGATTGGTAGCCGCGATGCAGCCCTGGCCCCGGCTGGAGCTGGGCGGCGCGGTAGGGTTCGACACCCGCTACACCGCCCAGACCTCCGGCGGCAGTCTGCTGGAATATTTCACCACCCTCGGCGCGGCCTGCGACCTGGGCTTCCGGGTGGTGCTGGCAGGCAAAAACGCCGACAAAAAGCTCGTCTTTGAAGTTTTCAGGCCCACGGCTGACCCCAACAACCGGTTCTCGACCAAGTGGGGCAACCTGCAGGGGGCCAGTTGGGCGTTTGGAGATAACGACTATGCCAATGTCGCCATCGTACAGGGCGCAGGTGACGGCGCCAACCGCGCCACCGTGACGGTCGGCCTGACCGACGCCGCTGGTGCCGACCGGCGGGAG